AATCCGATCAATTACGGGTTCCTCTACAAAATCCTTCTCACTAAAAGATAAAAAATCTTCAGTAGATCCACCTCTTAAAAGCTTTATCTGAAACTTCGATGCCACTAACCTTCCTGTTCCGATTCATACTCTTGAATACGAGAGTGACTAACTTTTACTTCATTTTCAGTTTCCATAAATGAAGGTCTACTAAATACAGGTTCTTCGATACAGTCAAAAGTAGCATCATACATAGTAGAAACGTCTTCACCACCACGTAATAGTTTTACTACAAATTTAGAAGACATAATTATTCATCCTTTAAATCGCCACTACAGCTATATCTAATAATAGCACCAATATGATTCAATAAAGTCTCTAAATAAGCTAACGACGTTTGCTGCCTATCAAACAATATACTCACACCTCTTTCTTCAGTATATATAGTATCAGCAGTATCTGAAAAAGTAGTTTCATCTAAAAATTCCTCAGGCAACATTGCCATCATTTCATTAGTAAAAATATACCATATTGCATGTATTGGATTATAGTCATACTCACCAATAGCATGATTCGCATTGAAATCTAAAGCAGGTGTCTTCTTTAGTACAAATTTAATTGATGGTACTCTATTATAAGTACCAATAAAACAATCATCAAAAAAAGCGTAACAGAATCCCCTATAAGCAGGAGTATTTGATATTTCACTTTGCATATCAGAATTTATCCCCTGATCGTCCGTACCAAAATAAAAATAGATATTCCCAAGTTCCCTGCCCTCTTGGCCTTCTACTCCTTCGTAACCAAGAGCGATAATTTCCACACCACCAGTTTCTGGACGAGTAAGAGTACCTTCCCACATTACATCGTCGCCAGCAAATATGGTATAAAGAGCATCAACAGGTCCAAGACATATACCCATTGCCCAAGAAAGATAATAATCAATTCTCACTACTGTTCCTTTAGATTTTCCATGCTTCTTCTTTATAATTTTCTTTCTATTACCAAAATACTGAAATATATTCCCAGACAATTTTGTAGTACCAAGAACATCAGGGATACTCTTACCTTCTTCAGCAGTAGGAAATGCAAGTTCAGCAGTTTGGGGTTGTCCGGGAGAGGGTATATCTGGCATAAGTGCATCCATCGCTACACTCATACCAAGTCCTATACAAAAACCAATAATAGCTCCAGTAGGACCACCACCAGCAAAAAAACCTACAACTGCACCGCTTATGCCACTAAAAAGATTACCTAAACTCATACCATCCTACCCCTCAATTAATCTAAAAATAGTAGAAAGTCGTCTTCTAAATCTCATATCATTAAAATTAACAGGTAATAATTTACTCTTTGTCAACACTTGATAAATATATCCCTCATAATAAATTGATAAATGCCCTGTACACTTCCCAAATTTATAACAACAAATATCTCCTGTATTTGGAACAGTATAAATATCTGTCTGTACTTCAAATAAATAAGGAATACTCCTTAATACATTCAAAATAACTTCTTCTTCACTATGCATCCATCTATCTTTAGGATAATATAAATATCCATCTTTCATAGGTAAATTCGGAATATAATTTTCAGCTATTTTCATTTCCTTAAAAACTTCCCAGACAAATAGAGTACAATCAGCACCAAGACCTTTGACTGCACAAAGATGACGATAAGGAGTACCTTTCCATTCTTCAAGAATTTTATATAATTTATCTTTTCTCTCTTGAGTATTAAAATAGAAATTCATACTAAGTCCATGTAGCTGGATTATCTGAAGGAATATCAGGAAATCCAAGCTGATTAATAAGATTATTAAATCTACTTTCACATGTAGTTCTTGTCTTATCACAACCAGCTGTAACTAAAGCAGTCTCACCAGATACTAATCCAGGAATTAAATACCTCAATTTAATAGTATCTTCTATATGACTTATTATCATTCTTTTATAATCGCCCCATACAAGATAACCAAAAGTATAATAATCATTATCTTGAAGTACAAAAGAAGTAGAAATTATAGTAACTCCATCATCTGCGACATTATCAAGTACTACATTATCACTAAAAGAATTTATATCTACACCGCATCTATCATCAAATAAAGTATGCTGACATCCCGGACCGTATCTATATCTTGGAACAACTTGTTTCAGATACTGCTCAAATCCTACACAATTAATCTGAACTTCGGAACCCCTAATAGATATCTTATTTATCTGTCCAACGAAAACATTGGAAGTCTCCTCTATCAACATATCTCTATGAATTTTATGAACTGACACCCATACAAGATCGACAGGACTAATAGCTAAAAATTCTAGTACTGGATCAGTCACTCTTGATGCCTGAATTACAAGAGTATTAACCTCTAATTTTTGATCGTAGGAAACCTTTTGCCTTTGTATAGTAGCAGGAGAATATGTTTCACCATTATATACAATAGCAACATCACCACTTGTATATCTATAATGTGTAGAATTTCTCCAGATATGATATAACTCAGCTGGTTGTCTCTGAGCACCTTCTTCCTTAGCTAAAAACTCTCCACTTTGTGTTTTCATAATTTTACCTAAAAAGTAGAACTTGATGAACTAACACTAAACATACTCAAACTTGAACTTGAACTAGATGATTTACTACTAGAACTTGAACTCATAGAACTAGAACTACTGCTAATTGAACTTGAACTTGAACTCATAGAAGAGAAGCTTGCTAAACCTTCACAACAAACAGCAGCAGAGAAATAATCACAATCCGAAGCATCACCAGTATATGAACCTAAACCTACCCATCCTGTAGTAAATACAGAATTTGTTATTTCTCTATCCCAAGTAATAGGTTCAGTCTCACCATCACTCCAAACTCTAAATTTTATAGATGTCCCCCATAACCTAAATCTTACCCAATACCACGTATTAATAATCAAATCTTTAGAAACATCCGTACCTATCGAAGAACTAACACCATTTTCATGTTTATAAATTACTACTCTATCAGCATTAGCTTGGAAACTTAAAAAATATCCATCTTCATCACCAGTAGTACCAGAACATCTTGCATAAATTCTAATTACACTCGCAAGTGCTTGACTCCATCTAACTTTTGCAAGTATTTCAACATCACTAACTTCTCCAATATCATCCCATGCTATTGCATAATTTGCATTTGATGAGTGATCTAATCTAAGTACTCTACCACCTTGCACACCAGCAATAGCAACAGTAATAGATGAAGCAACCGTAGTATTCCACTTCTCAGTCCAATCTGAAGGTTGACTCCCAATATCGGTATCACCAAAATTTGTTAGTAGTAAAGTATTTGAACATGATGAACTCGATGAACTTGAACTAATACTACTACTCGATGAAGATGAAGAACTACTCGATGAAGATGAAGATGAATTAGAACTGGAAGACGAAGATCGCGAAGAAGAACTTGATGAAGATGAACTTAAGGATAAAGAGAATGAACTGGAAGACCATGAAGATGAAGATGAACTTCTACTACTACTTGATGAACTGGAGCTACTACTCGATCTTGATGAAGATGAACTACTTAAAGAAGAACTACTGGAACTAGAACTAGAACTCGATTGTGAACTACTCGAACTGGAACTGGATTTACTACTAGAACTGGATTTACTACTGGAACTGGAGCTAGAAGATGAACTATTACTTGAACTACTTAACGAACTAGAAGATAATGAACTGGAAGAGAATGAACTTGAACTGGACGAAGAACTACTTAATGAACTTGAACTTGAACTGGAAGAGAATGAACTAGAACTTGAACTTGAACTAGATAAACTACTACTGCTACTTGATATCGACGAAGACGAAGACGAACTGGATGATAGCGAAGAAGATGAAGAACTGGAGGATAAAGAAGATGAAGATCTACTCGAAGAAGATTCACTTATCGAAGAACTTGAACTACTCGAACTGGATCTACTACTACTTGACGATGAACTGGATAAACTTGAACTTGACGATGAACGTGAAGAACTTGATGAACTTGACGAACTCCTTGATAATGATGAACTTGAACTTGACCGACTAGACGAACTGGAACTAGATGACTGAGATGATGAACTGAAACTACTTGAACTACTACTACTACTTGATCGCGACGAAGAAGAACTGAAACTACTTGAACTACTTGAACTGGAACTTGAGTAGGAAGATGAACTGGATAAACTTGAACTACTCGAAACAGATACACTACTATAACTTAAGGAAGAAGAACTACTTGACTTACTTGAACTACTGGAGCTACTCGAACTACTGGAGCTT